TTAACTGGTTACGCCCAGTCAGGTAAAGACACTGTTGCAAACATACTTGTAGAAAAGTACGGTTACCAACGAGTTGCTTTTGCCGACCCTATACGCGCCTTGTTATACGAGGCTAACCCAATGTTAAAAGAAGGCTATAGAGTTCAAGGGTTAGTTGATTCGTATGGGTGGGATAAAGTAAAAGTAGATTACCCTGAGGCTAGGCGCCTTCTTCAAGACTTAGGTGTTGGTGCTCGTAAAATTTTTGGCGATATGTTTTGGGTACAGCAAGCTCTTAGTCAGGTTAACCTTGAGAACAAGTATGTTATTACTGATGTTCGGTACCCAAATGAAGCCAAAGCTATACGCAAATACAATAACTCCCAGATTTGGCGCATTAAACGTATCGGTATTAAAGCAGTAAACGCCCATGTCTCAGAGTCAGCTATGGAAGGTGAAAAAGTTGACCAAATTTTTGTTAACAGCGGAACCATTGATGACCTTAAAGTTTTAATTAGCACAAGAATGCACGGGTACAAATAATGCAATACTGGTCTTGGGTATTAGCGGTAATAGGTGTTTCTGGAATTTATTTTGTGGGGCGTAAAACTATTTGGGGTTGGCTAGTTTTGCTTTTTAATGAGTTGCTATGGATTACCTACGCTTTAATCACCGACCAGTACGGTTTTATATTTTCAGCTTTAGCTTACGCAATTGTTTACGTTAGGTCTTATATCCACTGGTCTAAAGACAAGATTAATGAGATACCTCTGTGACCTTTAAGGGTAAACTTCTTCCGTATCAACCTGACGCCGTTAACCTTATGTGTAAACGACAAAAGGTTTTAGTGGCCTATGACTTAGGGCTAGGTAAGACCGTACTTACTATTGCTGCTATTGAGCGGTTGATGGATAAGAACAAGATTAAAGAGCCCGGCCTTGTTGTATGCCTAAGCAGTATTAAATACCAATGGCAGAATCAAATTGAAAAGTTTACAGAGGGCACCTCAAAGTCTTTAGTTATTGACGGGACTAAAGCAAAGCGTGAGAAGCAATATGCGGAGGCGATGGACTGGGTTAACTCAGGGGTTGACTACATCATTATGAATTACGAACAGGTTGTTAACGACTGGGATTTAGTTAAAAAATTACCCAGAGGTTTTGTTGTTCTTGACGAAGCAACTGCAATCAAGTCTTTTAAATCTAAACGGTCTAAGCACACAAAGCGTTTATCTAATGCCCCGTTTAAGTTTGCTCTTACTGGAACTCCAATTGAAAACGGAAAGCCAGAAGAGCTGTTTAGCATTATGCAGTTTGTAGACGACCAGTTGCTGGGACGTTTTGATATCTTTGACAAAGCTTTTATTGTCCGCAATAACTGGGGTGGCGTAGACCGCTATAGAAACTTGCCTACCTTGCACGAAAAACTAAAAGAAGCCTGTGTACGTAAATCACAAAAAGACCCCGATGTTGCCCCATACCTTCCAGACGCTATACATAAAGAACCAATAACTATTACTTTAGATAGAGGTTCAGCCAAGTTATACAACAAGATTTTGCAAGACCTGCTCAACGACCTAGACGAAGCCCAGAATTTATTTGGGTCTAACTTTAATATTTTTGCCCATTACGGACTTGAGTCTCAACGTGGCGGAGAGATGGACGAGCTTAGAGGAAAGATTATGGCCAAAGTAGGCTGCCTAAAGATGTTGTGCTCTCATCCAGACCTTATTCGCACTAGCGCATACAACTACGACATGATGACAGGCACAGGGTCAAAGTACGCCTACGAAATAGTAAAAGACGGGGCTCTAGACGGAGTAAACAACAGTCAAAAGTTTGACCTGTTGATTAACTACGTTAAAGACTTTCTTGATGAGAATGAAGAAAACAAGGTAGTTATATTTGCTACTTATGTAGATATGCTTGAAAAGATTTCTACTGCTTTGGGTCCAGATATGTGCGTTACTTACTCAGGGCGTATTGACGCTAAAACGAAAGAGGAGAACAAAATTGCCTTTAACACTTTACCTAACATTCGCGTCTTTATATCTTCTGACGCTGGTGGTTACGGTGTTGATTTGCCCGCTGCTAATCTCCTTATCAATTATGATTTACCTTGGTCTGCAGGTTCTGCAACTCAACGAAACGGGCGTATTATGAGAGCCTCGTCAAAGTGGGCAACCATAGTTGTGCAAGACCTTTTAGTGGCTGGGTCTATTGAAATTAGACAACACGAGATGTTGCAACATAAAAACGCCGTAGCAAGCGCTGTTATTGACGGTACAGGCATAAATGAGGCTGGCGGAGTAACTATGAGCGTAGGCAGTTTAAGCGGGTTCTTGCGCCTAACTTCGGTATAATTTTTGGATGCCTAACGCACCTAAGACCCCTACGCGTACTATCCGCGTCCCAGATGACCTCTGGACCGCGGTTCAGAAGAAGGCCGCCCTTGAGAAGGTTACTGTGACCAGCATCATAATTAAAGCCCTTGAGGATTACCTAACCCCGCTTGACAGCTAAATAAGTCTTCGACTATCTTTGACCTCGAAAGGGGTTGAATATGTCTCTAAACAAAGAAGATTTAACACGTAACGTTCAACAGTTTGTATCGCTTAAGGATGAAATTAATCTCCTTACAAATCGTCAAAAAGAAATCAAGACTCGTCTTGTTGACCTACTTAAAGAATACGGCGAGGTTGACTCAAAAGGTCACATTGTCCTTGAGGTAGACGACAAAGTAACTGGTGTTGATAAAATTACTCATCAACGAAAAGTTATTAAGAACCTTGATATGGATGTTGCAGAAAAAATTATTGCGGAAAAAGGTTTGACAGAACGTTGTGTCAAGATGGTTCCTACATTAGATGAAGCAGAGATTATGGCTTCGTTCTACCGCGATGAACTAACAGAAGCAGACATCGACGCTATGTTCCCTGAAAAAGTTATTTACGCTTTTATCGTTTAATATGGGACACATGAGTAATTCAAATAACGCTAAAGACTTTATTGAGTCTACTTTTGCTAGTTTGGATAACTATTATCCAGGCAGTAAACGCAAACGCCGCGAAGATGTAACTCCACAAAAAGTACAAGTTGAGTGGGACTCTAAACCAGTCATTAAAACACTACCCAACGGAACTAGTGCGGAGATGTTTACTCTTGGTGCGTTAGCAAATGCTTTAGGTCGCCCTATCATCACATTACGTTCGTGGATGGGCGAAGGCTACTTACCTACATCTCCTTACCGATTGCCTTCAACAGTTGACAAAAACGGCAAGGAGGTACAAGGTAAGCGCTTGTACACAAGACCAATGATTGAGGTAACGGTAGAACTGTTTAATAAGGCTGGCGTACTTACGGCAAAGCGTATAGAATGGTCTACTAACCGGCACCTCATAACTGAGATAGCCGAGGCTTGGGATAATATCCAAGCAACGGAAACAGAAAACAACTAAAACAAAGGAAAATAAATGTCAATTAATAGAGTTCCAAATGCAGACGAGTACGTTTCAGAAACTGAAGCGTTTGTAATTGAAGACCGCCCAGTTGCGGCTTCATCAACAGCAGTTCAATCAGGTTGGGATGCCGCTGAAAAATTAGCGGGCACAGCAGGTGATTTCCCAGTCGAACTAAAGCTTGGAGAAGACTTCCAAGTTATTAAGTTCCTTGACCCAGATGGTCCCTTTGCAACATACAAGCAACACTTCCTACAGCAAAAAACTGTTGGTCGTCGTTCATACATTTCTCTTGGTGCTAACGACCCATTGTGCACCAAACTCAATAGCAAGCCTGAGGACAAGCGTGCGTTTACCGTCGTTAACCTTAGCGCTCCAGGCGGTCCACAGCGTCAGATGATGATTGCTACACCGCGTCTTTACAAGACACTACACGCTGCACACTTCTCACCTCAGGGCCCACTGAATAAAAATTTCTGGGCACTTAGTCGTACAGGTAAGATGCAGCAAACTGTTTACCACCTAAATGCAATCAAGGGCCGAGACCTCCAAGAGGACTGGGGCATTGAAGAAGCAGCAGCCGAAGCAGCAATCGCGCAAATGGCGTGTTATACCAAGGATGATATTAAAACTCATTCATGGGCAGAGTTGGAAGAAATTGCCAACTCATTGTTAGCTTAAGCAAACTAGCTGTCTAAGGGCTGGGGGCTTTCTTTCCCCCTTTCTGGAGTCTCCAGCTCTTAGACCTTAAAGGGGTATGCATGAATATTATTACGACTAAAGAACAATTACAGGAATTAGTTGACCACTACTCAAAGGTTGATGCCTTTGCGTATGACGTTGAAACTGTAGGAGACCGTCGTGGTGATACTCCAATAAATGAGGTTTTGTGGATTACGTTAGCCACACACGGGCGAGCAGACGTTATCCCAATGGGACATCCTCACGGAGAGTTACTAGATGTGGTTTATCCACTAACTGGTCAGGGAGAAAAACGCGTAGAAAAGGGGCTCCCTGCCAGACCTAGTGACTACTCCCGAGATGCTAAAAAAGCAACGTATGTATTTGGTGATGCGCCACAGCAGTTATTTCCTGCTGATGTGTTTACCGCTTTAAAACCACTTATGTTTGACCCTAACATTTTAAAAGTAGGGCATAACTTACTTTTTGATTTAACTTCTGTAGCAAAGTATTACGGGAACAAATACCCAGTAGGTCCGTACTTTGACACAATGATTGGTTCTTTTATCTTAGATAACAAGAACAAAAATAAAGTAGGTTTAGCCGATTCTTTAGCCCGTGAGTTTGGCTATCACATGGTTAAAGGTGTGGGTAAAGAGGTTGAAAAGCATTCATTTACTGATGTAGCTAAGTACGCCTACCTTGACGCAAAATACACGTTTTTACTGTGGAAGAACTTAAATCCTAGACTTACTGAGAGCAACCTACAAAAAGTAATGAAGTTAGAGATGGATGTTTTAAACGTTTTATGCTCTATGAAGCTTACTGGAGCACCGATTGATATGGTTGTTTTAGAAGAGCTTCACGAAAAACTTGTAGAAGATATTGAAAAAGCTAAAGCAGACGTCTTTATTGCCGCTGGGCGTCAGTTTAATATGAACTCAAACCAAGAGAAGCAGTATTTATTATATGCACCTAAGGCAGAGGGCGGTAGAGGGTTAGCTCCTAAGGTACTTACGTTGCGTGGAAATACGCGTGATAAAGAGGGCAAAGAGTTAACTTACGCAGATTACTCTGTTGCAGCAGAGGCTCTTGAACCGTATAGAGATAAAGACCCCCTAGTTACCGCAATACTTATATACGCAGACTTAAACAAGTTGCTTACTACATATGTAGTGCCGTACCTAGGTGGCGATGTTACAAGAACTACTGGCGGAAAGTCTAAAATTGAACACAAAGACAGTCTTTTGATTAACCGTAACCCTAATCTTCAAAACGTACCCGCGCCTCACACGGTTCACGGAAAATCTATTCGTAACCTGTTTTACGCACCAGAGGGTTATAAGTTAGTTGTGGCTGACTACTCTCAGATTGAACCTCGAGTTATTGCCTCTATGTCCGAGGACCCAATTATGATGTCTAACTATTTAGAAGGTAAAGACATATACACCACAGTCGGAGACACTATGGGGGTTGACCGAAAGGCTGGAAAGGTTCTTGTGCTTTCTATGGCTTACGGCGTTGGCCCAGATAAGATTGCACGTTCTATTGGCTGTTCCGTAACGGAGGCCAAGGACCTATTGGGCGACTTCTCTAAGACGTTCTCTGCGGTAAACAAGTACCGTCTAAAGGTTCTGGCCGTCACTCGTGCCAGTAGCCCAGCGTATGTTTATACGATTTTAGGGCGTAAGCGCTACCTTCCTGAGATTAACTCTAACGACCGCATGATTAGAGCTGGAGCTGAGCGTCAAGCTTTTAATACTAGAATTCAAGGTTCAGCCGCCGATATTATTAAACTAGCCATGGTTCGGGCGCACGGACTACTTCCCGAAGAATCTAAGCTAATATTGACCGTTCACGATGAGCTAGTTACGCTTTGCCCAGACCACCTTGTTAAAGAAACCGAGGACGCTATCAGAACCGCAATGGAAGGCATAGACATTTTAAACGTTCCACTAATTGCGGACATAACAACAGTTCAGCGTTGGGGAGAAGCAAAGTGAGTTGGAAGTTTTGGAAAAAAAACGAAGAGCCTCAGATATACAGTAATACGGTTCCGCTTAGTACTTTAATTAGATGGTATTGCTACGACTTAGGTATTGAAGAGCCTAATGATTTATTTCGTGCCTTTGATTTAATGCCCGTAAGTAAAGAGGGTGAAGAATACGAAATGGGTGAGAGCGAGTCTAGAGTAGAAGAGATAGACGGCCTTATTCCGTTTTTTAAGATGATTTCTGCGATTAACGCCAAGGCTATAAGTACAATTCAATTACAAGATATAGAGACAGAAGATGTTTCTGATATTGACCCAGATTTAATGGAAGGCCTGTACCAGCAAGTATCATTTGCTGCGTTGGTTGCCGCTTTTTCGGCAGCACTTGAGCTAGGGTTTTTAAACAAGTCGTATAACTTTTTATCTACTTACGGAGCAAACGAGGAGGATGAAGATGAGCAGTAATTGGTGGGCTAATAAACTAGGTGCTGCCCCAACACCGATACCAACAGCAACTCAACCCCCGCAACAGCCCGTGTATCAACCACAACCGCAACAGCCCCAGTACATACCACCAGTTGCATCTAACAATTGTCCTGGATGTGGAAGCGGTAACTACTCTGCTGCTGGTGGAGGTAGGGCGCGTTGTTATGACTGTGGGTACCCGATTCAACAAAGTGGTTCAGGTATGGGTAAAGGCATAGTAAGTGGTCCTCAACCAACAGGGCCTGTTCAAGCCGCTGTACAAGTAGAAACTGGCGGTTGGAACCCAACAACAATTATTGGTAAGCTTGAGTAATGACCAAGTCAACAATGAATCCAGAACTATTAAAAGTAATTGCTAAGTTAAATAAAAAGTTTGGACCAGAAACAGTAGTAATTGGAACAGACATAAGAGACGACCTAATTGGTCGTGTTACAACAGGCTCACTTGCGTTAGATGTAGCGTTGGGTGGGGGTTGGCCAACCAATCAATGGCATGAGATTGTTGGCGAAGAGTCCAACGGTAAGACGGCTATTGCACTTAAAACTATTGCTGCTAATCAAAAGAAAGACCCTGAATTTACAACTGTATGGGTTGCAGCAGAGCAGTGGGTTCCTTCTTACGCAGAACTATGCGGTGTAGACATTAACCGAGTGTTTGTTATATCTACGAATATTATGGAGGAAGCTTATGAAGCGGTTATTCAAGTCGTTGAAAGCAAGGGTGCTGATTGCATTGTTATTGACTCACTCCCTGCTCTTGTTCCAGGAGCGGAAGATGAGAAAGAAATGGATGAGTACACCGTCGGACGAGGAGCGCTCTTAACTAATAAATTTTTTCGTAAGGTTGGCCTTGCTTCAAAGCGTAGCCTTATTGAAATAGAGCGCCCATTTATTGGCATTATGATTAATCAATGGCGTGACCGTGTAGGTGTTATGTACGGTGACCCTAGAACTACCCCCGGCGGTAAGGGAAAGAACTACAGTTATTTTACTCGCGTAGAGATTAAACGAGATGACTGGATTGAGGTTGGTACTGGCGACTCTAAACGTCGTGTAGGCCAAACTATCAAAGCCCGAACTATCAAAAACAAGTCTGCCCCACCATCACAGGTTGGTTATATTGACTTCTACTTTGCTGATGGGGGCACTGTAGCCCCAGGCGAATACGATTTTGCTAAGGAAATTGTGGCCCTTGGAATTATTAACAAGGTCATCATAAGAGCAGGTGCGTACTACCGATATGCGGAACGGCAGTGGCAAGGCGCAGATGCTATGGTTAGCTCTATCAAGGAGGAGATTGACCTCCGAGATACACTGGAGAAGGATGTTCTTGAAACTGTTAAAGCTGGTTCTAAGTACGT